CTATAGTTTATCTTCTACATATATTCCTGCCGAAATTATAGCGCCGCCTATGCGGCGCTTACCGTAACCAAGTGGCACAGGATACCCCTGAGCCGCGGTGTTAGTCACACCACCAAAGGCGTAGGAAGCTTTATTGTCGGCATCCTGTTTGCTGGCTAATCCGGCTGGTTGCGGTGACAACATCTGAACGACACCACCTAACATCATTGCTGCACCAACCTTATATCCAAATGCTGAAAATGGGTTACCGGGTGCGAAATAACTCCCGACAGCTGAAGCCGCAATGATGACCGCGCCTAGTATTGTCTGGAAGATACCAGCCTTCTTACTACCGATAATTACAGGAACTATACGAATTTCCCGACCGCCATTAGGGAATGCCAGGTCATCCTCTCCAACATTCTTTTCACCTACAAAAATTGCAAACGTCAACCCGCGGGCTTTACTGGTATTCATGAACTTCTGGAATCCAGGAATGGTGGCTGATAACGCTCTAAATGCTTCCCGTGTTGGCCCGATAACCCTCTGGTGCTCCCTTCCAAATAATTTAGCCAGTGACCCGCTCAGTTTGATATTTGTCATTACTTCAGTGTTCTGCATTCTGGCTTCCCCCGGTGGAATAGATTGCCGATAAGGCTGATTTCAGGTCGTATAGTTTTCTCTTACAGCTGCTGCCTGGTGCGGGTGGAATATCCCGCAGGCGCTTTGATACTGTCTGCCGGTGCATCCCCGTGGCGCCAGCCAGCTCAGTAATCGTCAACCGTATTTGTTTCATCATTACCCCCAAAGATGACGAACAAAAAACATACAATCCATCATCTTTCCTGTTTTTCATTATTTTCATGCATTTAAAATCAATCAGTTAGCACATGATGATGATGACCATACAATTCAAAAACGAGCCGTTTCCCGCGATGCCGCCGCCCCGTGGCAGGTCGCCCCACCCGGAGGACCCACGTGAAATGGGCGGTTGTGGCCGCCCCGCTGCTCTTATGCCCCACTCGATTTGACCAGCCCGCGGTAGTCCAGCGCAGCCACACCTGCATCGATGCGCACCTTCCAGGCGATACCATCAACGGTAAAGCCCTCCTGCTGCTCAAGATATGGCGTATCCATTCCGTCGAGATAAGCTACCTCGATGGTGTCTGTGCCCTGTGCCGCCGCAACATACCACTGCTTGTTGTCCGCCTTATCCAGTCGCGGCTCAACCACCACCTGAGCCATATCTTTAACCACGTTAATAATGCCAGGGTTCTGGTTCAGTGTGCCGTCCTGGTCGACCGGGAACAGCGAGGAAGATGAGAGCACCGCGCGATTGGCTGCCCCTTCCAGAGCCGCAGGAACGAGGATATAGGCTGGGATGACATTGATTGGGTCGCCGTTTGCATCCTCCTGCAGGCGCATAGCCTTACGGGCCTCATTGAGTCCGTCTGTATCCATCCCTTTAGCAATGAGGTTTTTATGGTCGGCGTGGAACAGCGCTTTACCATCGGTGAACTTACTGTTCGCTGTCAGGTTGAGGTAGACCAGATTACCTACGGTACGCGCCGCAGCGCGGCCCATTGCCTGGGGAATGGTCGTTAACTGGTTCAAATCGTCATTGATGACGGCCTGGCGCGTAATGGAGAAGATATTGCCGTACGTCGCCAGAGCGATAGGTACGCCACTATCGCTAGTTGTGACATATTTATACTCAGCACCTTCCGGCACCTTATCCAGCTCAGAGAAGCCATTCAGTCCAACGCGCTTGGCTTCATGGAAGTTGGAGAGCGAGCCGGTTTTAGTCCATTGCTGGAATGTTTCGCCGCTGTTCTGCCAGCCGGTCAGCACCGACTTTTCAGCGCCACCAGCCAGGATATGCGAGAAATCGCTGCTGCTGTGCGTAAATGCCATGTTCACAATCTGCGAACGGTTGCCAAAAGCACTAACGCTGATACCGCGATCCACCAGCGAAGCCTGAGCCATGTCAAACAGGCTCATCATGGCGTAAGGGTTTCCGCGTTCGGCGCGTTCGTGACCCAAACGGGAATAAAGCCCCTGGCGGATAGCATCGCCGGTGATGTTGCCGTTACCTGCGTAAATGTGTGCATCAGTGGTTTTGTTCGACGGGGTGGCATTTTTGCCCAGTGAGGCCAGCAACATGTCTTTCGCTTTATCCGGCGTACAGTCCACATCCTCCAGGCACTGCATCTTCAGTGAATCATGCTTACCGCCGAACATAGCAAACAGGTCTTTAATTCCGTTGATGCGGTTCTGTTCCGGTACCGCGCTGCCGGTGGAACCTTTCGGGTTGGTGATCATCCCTTTAATTTCTTTTGGCATATGCTCAAAATCCTCAATTCGTTTCGATTCAATACAGGCCATCGCGCTGACCGCCGGTAACAGCTCATCCGCGAAGCCCTGAGCCACACACTCACGGCCATCCATCCAGGTCTCACTCTCCAGCATGGCCCCCAGCACTTCGGCTGATTTACCTGTTTTGCGGGCGTAAGCCGGGATCAGGACGCTTTCCACCTTGTCCAGCAACTCGGCATAGTCGCGCATATCGTTGGCATTACCGCCTGAAATGCCCCACGGCTTGTGGATCATCATGAGTGCGTTTTCCGGCATAACGATGCGGTCGCCGGCCATCGCAATGACTGACGCCATAGAGGCGGCCAGACCATCGATGTGCACTGTGACTTTTGCCGGGTGTTTATTCAGAAGGTTGTAGATAGCGATGCCGTCGAACACGTCCCCGCCGGGTGAGTGGATGTGAAGGCTGATATGGGAAATATCGCCCAGGGCTTTCAGATCCTCAGAGAACTGCTGGGCAGTGATACCCCAGCCGCCAATCTCTTCGTAAATACTGATATTGGCGCTGGCGGCATCGCTGGTCGCTTTTATGGTGTACCAGGATTTCATACCCATGCCCCCAGCGTCTGCTGATGCCAGTAGTTCACGCTGCTACGCACTATCTGGCCTTTAGTGGGTACCGGCATCTCCGGATGATTCTTACGGATGAATGCCTGGTACTCTTCGATCTTCTTCATAGTTTCAGTATCGATATGAACCGTACTGCTTTTATCTCGCTGCTTATTGTTTCGTTCTGCCATCTTTTCATCCTTATCGTCGTTGATGGTACATGCGCAATAATTGATCACTAAAAGTGGTAAGTAAAATGTTTTTTATCATTAAAATCGATTAATGATTTTCGTAATTATTTCGTAATCTTTCTTGATACTTGTGACTAATGGAGTCAAAGCTGATGGAAGTTTTAGGTTTGCCAGGCCACCAACCAACAATCGTTTTTGCCCGCATTGAGAAATTGGTAAAAGCTGCTGATAGTCGACTTATACAACTAGTCACAAAATGGTCGTTTATGACTGCTGGACCAAAATTTGAAGTTGAGCGTTTCGATGGGTCAAAAATTAGCTTTCAAGGCATTAAATTTGCGGGTACTACAGTTGACGTTTTCTGGCGAGGATTTATCGAACCTTATATTGAAAACGAAAGTGTCCACATACTTGAGCAGGCAGGAGAATTAGCTTCAGAATGTGGAATCTTACCTGAGACGGTCGTTAATGAAGCTCGTTGCCTACTTCAGGTGATGGTTCGCCGTGTCTATGAGCAAATGGCTGAGGTCGACCGTACTCTACGTGGAGATGGTCTTAGTTTTCCGGATAAAAGAGATGTCACTTCATACATAGCAGCAATGTCTGCTTATATTGATAGTGAAGCAAAGATTGTTGTTTTGAAAGCCTCGAAGAATCGGGGACAATTAGCACCAAACTTTCACTTCTCGGGTTTAAATAATGCGCAGATCCAGATCGGAGATAATAACAACCAACTAATGCAAATATCAGTCCACGAATTTGTCGAAAAAATTGCCAAAAGCGGAGATCAGGAAGCAAAATCCTTGTTGGCTAAGGTACTGGAAAATAGCACAGTTGCTTCGGTCATTGGTGCTGGGGCATCAGCCTTATTCTCCTTACTAAAATAACATGCTTTAAGTATTCACCTCTTCACCTTTGAAATTTTATCAATTAAATTCAGTTGGTTAGATGGTGAAGACCATTCTTTCAGGTATTCACTAGTGTTCACCCCCCTTCACCCTATAGGGCAAAAAGCAATCAAAAGGTGAACGGGTGAATACTTGGTGAATACTTAATAAATAAGTGTTCACCTCTGAACACCCTGTTATTAATTGGATTTTTAACGGGATGACTACTGGTGAACACTTTATCTATAACTTTACTCTACCCCTTCATTCTCAGTAGTAGCTGCACATGATGGCATCCAGTCACCAGAATCATCATGCAGGGTTACGTTGGAGCGGATGCCGTGTTTAGTTTTCCGCTTCTGGTATTCTTTCCCATACTCAGCCATTGCTCCCGGCATATCAGTACCGAACCGCATTAACGATACTGGCTTGTTCAAACCATTGGCTCGCATGTATGCCAGGTAAGCGTGATACAGATATTTGCGCGGGCTGAATGGCACTATCTCGGCATTGCCAATAAGCATCCCATCACACACTACGGATGCCATCAGATAGCCGCAGAAGTCCACCAGCGAATCACCTTCACGCTTAATCGCCAGAGCCTCCTCTGACTTCTGTTGTTCGTGCAGTAAGCGCCTAGCATCGTCCTGATCAGCAAAACGAGTAAGGAGGTGGCGAATCACCACGGCCAGTTCACCCTCTATCTTCTCGGCCAGCAATGTGTCACGTTCGTTTTCTGGTACCACTTCGGTGAAGTTGAATATCACCCGCCGACGCGAGATACCGCCACTGCGGTCGCTGAACGTCATGGCATTGTTATTGACGGCCAGCACGACAGCCTGTATCCGGGTCGAATACGGCGCTTTGTGTTTGGGGTCGATGGAAACCTTATCACCGCCGGTAATGGCCTTTATCCCGGCACCGTCGCCAGCGTAGCGGGTCATATCCGGCATGATGATCAGCGAGTAGCCGACCACCAGCGCCCTGTCCCTGGCATCCTCCAACGCCTTCATACTGGCCGACACTGTATTGGCCTTGCCCGCCAGCATGGTGCAGATTTCCGCCATCACGCTCTTGCCGCTACCACCCGGCCCTGTAACCTCCAGGAATAACTGCCAGTCGTACCGGTTCGCCAGCACCATAAACAGCGCAGCCAATACACGATCTGTCTTTCGGTCATTGTTGGCCACGGAACGGCGAAGCCACTTCCAGAAGTTAGGCGCATGGCTGGCCACCGTTTCCCCTTCGGCTGGTGGACTGAAAGGCAACTCACTGGCGATCAGCAGCCAGTCTGTTTTGCTGTGCTGCCGAAATTGCCCCGTTCGGGTATCAAATACCCCATTGCTAAAACCAACCAAGTTTCGGGCCGTCACGCCCATCACCGGTAGGCTCAGTTTCATGGTTTCCACCGCTGACTTAATGGCGTTCTGTGAATAGGCCACCTCAGCATCGATATAAATTTGCGCCATTTCACGCTGCAGCTCCTTATCCGGCACCGGGTTCCACACTATGCCGTTATAGTGATGAACCGTGTCAGAGTCGGCATGAATAGCCAGATCGTCATCATAACGAGCCAGTAGTACCTCCCCGCGCTGGCTGGCCCCCATCTGATTCAATGCCGGTGCTACTCCGTTATGGGCTGGTTCACGTTTCGTGACCGGAAGATCGACAACAACGCTATCCGTCCTGATCCTCTCCAGATAATCATGCCAGTCCTCTGGATGTCGGTCGGGAATACCTTTATAAAGTTTGGCATCCTGCACTCCTGCCCGCGCCAGCTTCTCACCAATGGCATTAATCAGTATCGGCTCAATGCTCCCTGCCAGATACACACGGGCACTACGGCGCCCTTTATCAATAATTTGCAGATTATCCAGCTCTGCCAGCTGCTTTGGCCCCAGATAGATAGGCGGCGTCGTATCTTCGGCAATTTGCTTACCTAGCCCCTCTTCCCATCCCTTAGCGTGGGCATATGCATCAGAACCGGCAAAAATAACGGCCTCTGTAAACTTTTCCTTTGGCAGGTGTTTCAGGTTCGGAGCACTTTTCATTTTGGGATTCCCCCACTCATCTGGAACTTGCCGATCAGTGGATGGAACCAGTAAGCAGATCCGTATTTGCGTTTGGCGCTGCGAAGAACTAAACGGGCCGCTTCTCTAAATTTCTCATCAGGTGCAATAAAACCACCCGATTTCAGCTTAACCAGCATAACCCCGGTATTCTTCGCCAGCTCCTCAGCCTTTTTGGTCGATATACCAAACTCTGCCGCCAACGTCGCAACTGGTGTCATGCCAGGAGGAATTTCGCCTCCCTGACTGTCAGTTAACGATTTGATCTGCGTCTCGAGCGAAAGCATTTTATCCACCAGCAGATCTACGCGTTTTTCGAGTTCGTTAAATTTCACGTTGCTAATCATTCGGCGGCCCCCTCTTTTTCGCTACGCACTACAGCACCAGCATTTTCTTCTGCCGTCCTAATAGCTACCTGAAAGTTGCCCAAGCAACGCATGAGTAATCCAACATTGAACATGTCGGCACGTAACGATTCTTCGTCGTAATCTTCATTAGAAGATGCGAAGTACATCAGGTTACCTATAGATACCAAACCAAGCGGAAGTGTCGTACCAGCTTCATCAGCAGCTGTTAAAACCTGTTTCGCTGTGTTCGCGTCACAATTGTAGTTAGCGTCTATAAGTAACTGGAGATTGTGCATATCAGCCATGAGCAACCCCCGAAGCATCGATTTTCCCGCCGATAATTGACCAAAGGGTCTGGCTGTCATGGTCTGCCCATGTGACTGAATATGGGCTTTCAGTTCGAATTTTTGCTGCGAAGGTCAGTTCCCAACCGCTGAAAGCATCACGCGCAATTTCCTCTGTTGCAGCTGTCGTTCGAAGAACTACTGGATTACATGTGTGTCCTTTAGGCATTCCTAGGAACAACCATGTAAATTTAGGGTGAGTTTGGGTATGCTGTGTTCCAGCCATAGTCGTTACTCCAGTTAACGGTTTGGTTAGACGCCCCAAAGTGGTTCCAAGCACTTTTGGGGCGTTGCTTTTTTCATGATTCGTATGTAATGTGTAATTACACATAACACATTACATTAGGTGTAATTAACGTGTCAACACACAAGAATGAACGTAGAGGTAATCCGCCTTTCCAATTCCGTTTAGACCCGGAACTCAGGGAAATGATGGAGAAAGCCCAAGAAATTGATGGTGACGAATCCCTAGCAGCATGGATCAAGCGCATTATTAGAAAAGAATTACAGAACCGTGAACTAAATATAAAAAAATAATACATAGGGATACATTATATGAAAAACTTAAAAGAGATGACCCAATTAATAAATGAGAAATATCTTAACTCAAACAATAAAAGAAAAGGTGATTTGGGCGAAGCTCTAGCCATTACACATTTTGAAGAAACAAACCAGGGTTTCATTCATGTACATCAAGAAGACTGGTCTTACCCAAATAAAATGCGTGAAAAAAATGCTCAACGTCCAGATTTTTACATGCTACCAATGGGTAATGAAATCACAGCAGTAGATGTAAAACATTGGGAGTTAAATGATAATCTGGATTTTGAACTATACTCGAGTGAGCTATTAAGATATATAGAGCTTCAATTGTATCTAATGGAGATTCATAGCAAATCTATAGATGATTTCGATGATATTTTGATTAAGTTCTTCGTAATACCATCACAATTCAAAGGCGATGCATTCGCAGAAGTTTCATTACAAGAAATGGTACAAAATGAACTTACCCTTGAAACAAGGGAACCTAGCGGAAATGTAATTAAAAACGTAATTTACAGAGTTTCCATTAAAGACCGTTTAATAAAAATTGGTACCAAGTCGGATAATTACAACCCTAATGAGATAGCCTAAGCACTATATATAGTTGCCTCGCCCAACGGTGAGGGCAACAATATTTTATTTCCATTCGCCTCGAATCCAAGCCTGTACCTCTGAAAGCCGATACGCAACTGCTGATGGCCCAATCTTGATGCGTTTTGGAAATTTTCCTTCCTGTTCCATGCGCCAGCGCGTCGAATTTGAAAGCGTGGTCATAGCGCGGCACTCAGGTTCACGAATCATTCGGTCAAGCTCAGGCATCAACTGTAAATCTTCATTTTTCACTACGGATAACATAGCCATATCAGGCGCTCCTTTTCTTAATCACTTTGACTATTTTTTCTTCACCCACCAGCCCATCAAGATAATCAACCCATCGGTC